TGTCCCCTACAAGGAAGTAGACGAAGTTGTAGAGGTCAGTGCCCATAATGCGATACATTTTGTATAGCTCAAACCCTGCTGTCTTTTTGCAGTAGCGTTGCACATATGCTTTGAAGTCTGGATACTGTCGCATTGTTTCCAATGCCAACAGTGTTAGATACATTCTTTCACCGCAGTCAGTGTAGGTCAACTTCTTGGCATTGCCGTTGTCCTTGGTCATACGTGACTCGTGCAAATCTCTCAAGAAAGAATAAGGTTCTTCCTTAGTAGGCGTAACTTCATGTCCGCCTTCGATCTCTGCCCACTGTGCTGCGGTATACTTCTCAGTCATTATCTACGCTTCGCTGCTCTTGCATCTGCTTGACGTGCAATCTCGTCATCGCTCGGTCCGCCGAAATCATCACTATCAATATCATCGCCTGCGTCATCGCTTCGACGCTGATCGCCTTTAGCGTTAAACATTTTTTCACCCATTTGGATAATTGTTTTAACTAACTTTTCATCAGCTCCAACTCTTTTTGCAATTTCTGCAAAGCTCTTTGCGCCTTCGCCTGTGTTTAATAGTGTTAGTTCTTGCCCGACTTGTTCAATAGTCATAGAAAGTTTTATTTGTTTGTCATCTTTCATATTTAAGGTCTTGGCAAATTTGTCTAGATGGTCAGCAATAGCCGCATACTTTTTTGTCACAGGAGTATCCTGTGTTGCATAACCTGGTCGAAGATCAACCACAGCTTCTGTTACTTCATTAATTTTCATTGTCTACTTCCTTAATTTGGTTGCCATCTTGTACGTGGCACTAGTTTAGTCTTTGATCCAAGAGCCACGTAACCTTCGCCGCCCTTTTCGCCTTTTGTTGTTGCCTTAACGTCTGCGTCAGCATCGTCCAATTGATCTATGATGTGATCCTTAGCAGACATAATCTGTTTTACAAGCCCAAAGATAGCAGGCAGAGCCTTGGGACTTGCTTCGTGCATTGCTTGTATCTTTGCTTGCTTGTTACTACTTACCTTAGATGCACTGAGCCAATCAAAGAATCCATTTTCGATATTCTTTAGCTGTTGTGTGCGTGTCATGTGATTGATATATGTGTAAATGATATTCTTCATATCACTTAATCCTGCAACCGGTGCAAGGAAATTGTCAATCAACTGTGCATTTTTTTCAGCAGTTGCTCTGATACTTTTAACTTCTGATGTGTCAACTTTGGGTTGATGTGTAACATAAGTTTGTCCCAGTGTTACTACGTCTGGACTATTAAGTTCTTCTACATCTTTAAAAGGAGTAGCAGACTTTGAACCAAACTCTTCAAGTTTTGTGTGAACTACTACACCCACTTTTGAGTTCGCTATGCGCTCGCCGAGTGGGCCATTCGTATCAACTGTATACTTGACTTTGTTTGGCTCAAATTCTACTGCGCCATCTACTACTGTAAACGGCTTGCGTGGACTGTACAACAAGTCGCCATACACATAACCACGGAAGTTTGCAGGTGTTGCTGATTTCATAAGCTCGAATACTTCTGCCATTTCTTCGCCAAAGTCTTTGCGCCATGGTTCTTCTTCTACACCCTTGCCTGAGTTTTGTATAAAGCGTGACAGGTCTTGTGAACTTGTTGATTTGTTCTTGCCCCAACCGTTCTTGCCTACTAGTACAAATGTTCCGTCTGGCTCACGTCCCCAATAGATAGTTGGATTACCGTCCCACTTGATAGCAACATCGCCTGAATCGGCGCCCAGCTTTTCTAAGATGTCTGCTGCTTCAAGAGCACCTTTAGAGCCTTTGATAAAAACTAGGTCTTCCAAGTGATTGTATTCACGGCCTTTGAACTCTTCGGTTAATATTGCTTCTGTTAAGACTGTACGAAACTCTTGAAATCTCATCTATTAAATGCTCCGCTTGACATAACAACATTTCCCATGTTGCCACTCAGCTCTTTGATACGTGCAAGCTGCTTGTCTTCTAGTGTAGTATATCCTGTTGGAGCAGACTCAGGTACTTGCTTGCCTGCTTTTTCCATTGCTTCTTTCCACGGAGCAATAAGCTCATCATAGTTTGGATCGCCTTTGAGTTTTGCCAGCATGCTTTCAACAGTATGTGTATCAGCATTTTTTGCGCCTTTGCCTAATAATATTTCCGGAATACCCTTATTCCAATCATTACTAACAACTTCATCTCCGTTGTTTGGATCAACTATACCAAACTTAGGACTAAACTTATATCCTCTGCCTCTTGCTAAAGCTGACAATAATATAGCTCTAGACTTGCCGTTGAACTGTGCTGTGCCGCCACGCTTTGCATTGCGTTGATGGTCCGGATCTGTTGAAAACATAAAGTCAGTTTGCACAACGCCGTTCTTAGCATTGCCTTTGATAGGTGTGCGGAAGTGTACTTGGTCGCCTGCATCGTGGATCCAGCCGTCTTCCTTTGTACGGCCTTGGTTCATAATATCTTCATCAGCAATACCTTGGCTCTTACACCATGCTGTTAGCTTTGCTTTTAAATCTTCTTTAGATACTTTATTTGCATCAGTATTAATATCTATGTCGCCTGATGAGTTTAATTCAAACTCGCCACTTGGATCTTTCTTCTTGCCAGTTGTACCTAATAAATCTTCTTCGTCAATAGTCCATCCAACGACTTTCTCGAGCCATTTGATAGTAGGATCAACATCGACTGTGGCGATTCGTGATGCAATAAGTTTCTTTTCGGGTTCGGTCTTAAAAACATTGCCGCCTTCTTTAAGAATCATTTTTCTTACTCTCTATTATTCTTGTCATACTACGTTTAAATTTACGTGGATCATTTGATTTAATACTATTAATAAAACGTCTTTCTAATTCACTTGCTGTATCGACATCATAAGTAGAATGAATTCTACTCAATAGATTGATTGCACTTTCAATAATATTATTAGCCGTCGAATCAATTAGATGGTCGCTGTCTTTGCGTCCATGCACATTGTTGAGTTCTTCTAGTATGCTTCTTGTACGTTTTTTCATAGCTTTAATTTTCCTATACAGTATTTAGTGCCGTTAGCATATAAATATTACAAACATTGGAGGGCACAAATGTCAATAACAGAATTAAACTTCAAGCAACGTTCATTGTTGTTTGCTAAACTTGCTGAAATTTCTTATAATGATAACATTAAAGAAGTAAAAAAGCAAGTGAAAGAACTAGGATTTACTCAAGTAGAGTTTTATGATAGAGACGGTGCGCAAGCATATCGTTTTGCAAACAAAGAAGACATGGTAATTGCATGTCGTGGCACACAGCCTACACAATGGAATGACATCAGCGCAGATCTAAAAGCTGTTCCTGTTGTTGCAGAAACTGTTAGCAGAGTGCATCAAGGATTTAAAGACGAAGTAGATGAACTTTGGCCGATGGTACTTGAAGACTTGGTAGCAAAAGCACCTAAACAAAAACTTTGGTTCTGTGGACACAGTCTTGGAGCAGCAATGGCAACTATTATGGCAAGTCGTTGTATGTATGAAGAAGCAGTACCTGATCCAGAAGAACTCTATACATACGGTTCGCCACGTGTAGGTTGGAGAGGTTACGTTGTACACTTAGGTGTTGAACATCATCGCTGGAAGAACAACAATGATATCGTTACTACTGTTCCTTTACGCTTTATGGGTTACAAACATCACGGCAATGAACACTATATGAATGCGTATGGCGAAGTCCGTCAAATAACTGGATGGCAACGTTTCAAAGACAAGATGCGCGGCTTATGGATGGGACTGAAAGCAGGCGGTGTAGATAGTTTCTCCGACCACTCAATGACTCATTACATTGCTAACCTAGAGAAGTGGCAAGACTAACTCTTACGAATACGACGGTTGTATTCAACTGTTTCTTTTAATATTGACAGCTCAACGTTATTGCGTTGGGCTGTTTTTACGAGTGCATTAATATCTTTAGGAAAGCAGTGTCCTCCAAAGCCGCGCTCTTCTGTAATGAAACTATGACTATCGCCAATACGTTCGTCCATTGTTGTATAATGCGCAACTGCTGAATATTCTACATCTAGTGCATCGCACAAATCATACATCTGATTAAAGAACGCAACCTTTAGTGCAAGGAAACTGTTGCGAGCATACTTGGCTAGGATAAGTTCACGGGCCTCTGCAATCTCTACAGGCAGGTTAAACACTTTGCCCCAGAAACTAGGATCACTTCCCCCAACTAATATCGAGTCCGTGTTTTGCAAATCTTCTACTGCGCTTGCAGCACGTAGGAACTCTGGACTAAAGTTTAGCATACGATTAGGAAATGCATCTACTAACATATCCCAGCCTTCTACACTGATTGTACTTTTAATAAGGATAGGTACATCTGGTGTTGTTTCGATAACATCGAACACATTCTTCATTTCACATGCACCATCTTTACGAGGCGGTGTGCTCACGCATACAATTACAGCGTCAGGTGCTTTAAGATGTTTGTATCCTAGAGCGGGATCATAAATTTCAATATCGTGCTGTTCTTTTAATAGTTCATGATGAGCTTTGCCGACCATGCCATATCCTGCTATTAATATTCTCATACTGTAATTATACACTCATCAAGCTGTATGTCAAGAGAAAAGGTTGTGTCGTCGAACACAACCTTCCCCTTAGTTTAGAATCCGTTTGGTACTAAAACATAGTGTATCAGCAATACAATAGCAAGTGATGCACTTAGTCCAATCATCATCTTACCAAAGTCTCTGCCCACTAGTGGGAACACACTCTTAGTTTTCTTCTTGCCCATAAAGCTCGCGATAGCAAACTCACGCCCAGCAAGCATACCTACGAACACCCATGTTGTGCTCATTGGAATATCGTTGAGCTCTTTGAAGAAGAATAGTATTGCCCAGTAAACTAAATCAATAATCGTTGCACTTCTAATGTAACGAGTATTGTGTTTCTCTAGTACAATCTTTTGAATCTTGCCTCCGCCCTCACGGAACATAAATGCAAGTCCGCCTACAAAGACTACTGAGATCATAAGCATTAGCGGAATGTCAAGTTCACGTGGCAGGAACACTGCAATGTTTGCCATATCATGACTTAGCCATGTCCACCATAAGAAGCCTGTAGTAATCCACTGTGCTACTCGCCAGTAAGGTTTGTGTGCTTCGTTAACTGGTTTGCCTTCATCTAGCCAACGACTAACAAAGAACCAAATACCATATGCTGCTGTTGCTGCAACCACATAGCCCATCATTGATTTAATCAACATCTTTTCTAGCACAAAAGTACTTGCGAAAGCACTCAACACTAGGAAGGATGTTGATACAGGTACACCGACCCGTGTCAATAACAGTAGTACGGCAGGTGCCATAGCATGATACCATTGTACTTCTACAAACGGAATCTTGTTCAGTCGTCCATATGAAATGTCTCCATACATATAGTAACCGTACCATAGGGCCCATAATAAAACCGCACTAGCGGCGGCCCACATAATCTTCCAATTAAATCTCTCATTGTTTGATGCAATCCAAGTACCAAGAGTCTGTACTGAATCATTTGCAATTACTGCATAGGCAGCGAATAGGAACCCGACTAGGCTCCATAGGGTGAGTGCGTCCATTTTAGTTTTCCTTTTTGCTTGACAGCTTCAACACTGTCGCTCACATTAGGTAGGCTCGACGTTGCCTACAATTTATTTATAGTAACATCATTAATCACTGTGTCAAATGGTTTATATATAAATAGTACGGCAAGATAAGTTCTCGACCTGAGTAGTTGGTAGCACAACTCGCGCTCGCGTCACAAAGCATCATTACAAAGGAACACACAATGATCAATTTAGCAAAAGCAATTGGTCGTGTAATGATGACTGCGGTCTCACCTACACGATCAGACAAACTTAAATCAATGGAAACTTATGTGAAGACAGAGTTTCAACCAGGAGACCAAGCATACGTTATGTATTGCATGTCAACTGGAAGAGCAGTAGATCGACGCAACATAGTTTAGGTATGCAGCAAATGCATATCGTGTATACGCATAATGCAGTTGATTTCAGACTAAAACTATAGTACACTACAATAAATAATAGGAGTAAGACAAGCGACTTCGGCTTGTAAAAAAAGAAGGGCATTTCCTATGCCATAAAAAGGTGACACTGGAAGAGACCAGGGTACGTGACGAACCTTAGAAGCACACACACATATACATTAAGGAAATGAAATGACTACATTAATAATGAATACTGCCAATACATTTGGCATGACCGGCTTGGCTAACTGGTTTAAAAACTTAGCCAACGAACTGCAAAGACGCAGAAATATCAAAGACACAATCAAACAACTATCAGCACTAACAAACCATGAACTTAACGACATTGGTATTGCTCGTGGCGATATTTGGCATATTGCACACACATCATTCCCAAAAGGCAAAACTGTTGCTGATGTTAACCGCAACTTAAAAGGATGGGTGTAATGACTACTCTAGTAATGAACTACACTGTTAATCCTTTTTGGACTGCACTCAAAACATTTGGGCGTGGAACATATAACTTCTTAGAGTCAGTGGGCCGCGCAAGAGCTGCTGCCGAACTATCTCGTCAAGGCTATCACGAAGCTGCAAAAAATGTAATGTTAGGAAATTAATATGTGGAATAGATTTATTCGAGCAATGGAATACCGTTCGTACTGCATGGCTATTCAACAACTGCGTAGCAAAGGTTTGTACAAAGAAGCACAACGCATTAGTGAATATAAACACAATTTGTATCCAACACACTAAAGAGGATCAATTATCTTCATGAAATAGTTGACTGTGATAAATATAGGTGTTACTATAGTAGGGTTACTTATAGTAACACCACAGACAATCACACACATGGAGAATAATATGAACCGCTTACTCAGTAAGTTAAAAGACTGTGACGGACGCTTCTGCGAAGAAGTAGCTACATATGGATTAGCACTAACAGTTTTTTCAATTATGTATTTGTCAATTGCACAAATTTAACAGTTGACAAACACTAAATACTCTGTTACATTAATAATGTAGCAACTACACACACAGACACAAAGGAGAATACAATGTCAAAAGTAGAAACAACATATGGCGAAACTATCTTGAAGCAGACGCAAGAGATTGCAGACATGTTCAAGGCAGCAATGCCAAAAGTCACAACAAATAAAAACGGTTACGAAATCCGCACTAAGGTGTTGGAAATGGCACAGAACCAAGCGTGGCAAGATTATCATGCTAAGTTTGCTGGTTACGAAACTAGTGTTACCAAAGAAGGTGACGAAGTTGTAACCAAAGTAGAAATGCCAACTGTACCTGGTGCTGATGCAGTATTAGAAGCAGCTGAAAAGTTTTACGCTTTCGTAAACGGTAATAAATAA